AGTTCTACTTTCCAAAGATTAACGCCTTGGTTGGCCCAGCGAGACAACATTAAGTTGGTCGCCATACGAGCCGATTCCATATGCTCTTGAGCAATAGCCGTGTTTCTAACCCCAGCCAAATTGAACGCGTACAGCGTCAACTCGCCTAAACTTGGGTTAAAAGCATATGTATTGCTCGTGGTCATAACGACTCCTAATTAGAAGTTCGTGTTAGTAGCATCAGCAATAAGATAACCACCTGCGAAGATTGAACCAACAAATGGGCCGCCCGTATTGGACTTCATTTGAAATTGGATATCCGTTCCGCCGGGGTGACCTACAGGGACCGTGTATGGAATGTTGAAAATCTGCACAAACGGCGACTGCGACAACAATGTCGTGTTGCCATTCAACGTGTAATTGTATCCGTTTTCCTGAATGGTATTGGCAATGTTGAATTTATTATATTCAGCAAAAATCATGTAGTTGCTGGACGTAAATCCGATACTTGCGTTGCCCTGAACATATGACAGATAAAACGTGTAACCTTTTGGCACGGTGTAAAGCGACATCTGCGTCTGACCAACACCTGCGTTAATCTGGGCATAAAGAACAGTAGCAATCTTACCCGTAATAATACCCGCATTAACGCCATTCGTTATAAACATGCCATTAATACGGAAAAACGAATTGGTTGTCGTTGCTGTTCCTGAACCGTTTAAAGTGACGGCTTCAGAAAGCAAATTGTAGTTTGCATCCAAACCGTTGACCTGAACAATCAAACCAGCATCAGTTGCGCCAGACGCGCTGAGAAGAACAACAACACCAGCAGTTCCCGGATAGGCATATGCGCCGCCAGATTGCGTTAAGCCTTCCCACAATGGGCCAAGAGCAGTACCCGCAACCTGTGTGCTGTAACCAAAGATTTCTACGGGCTGGTGATTCGTAATGTGACCACGAGCAACCTGTAATTCAAACGGCTCATGTTTTCCGTTCTTGGTAATTGAATCCCAGATAACGCCGGATTGAGAAAACGTACCCATAATTATTTGCCCTTCTTACGCGCCGCAGCAGCGTTGTCGACGAGATTTGGCCAAGGTCTACCCGCAGCCCTTGCCCTAGCTTTAGCACTTTGCTCTTGCTTATGCGACAAGTGTTTTGTGTGGTGATCTTTGGGCAGTTTAGTTTCCCAAAATGGTTTATCAGTCATTTCCGTACCAATAAAATGATGGCTACAATATTAAGCGAAATAATCACCATCTCGCCAATGGTAAACATTAAACCCATGTCAGCATCCCCACTTGCGGAGTGATTTATTAATGCGGCTATCTGGATCAGCAGCCTTAGCTGAGCCAGTCATTTTCCGCTTCATCCCGGTCATACGGGAACAAAAATTGTCATGACGAGGATTTTCTTTATCCTTCGTCGGTGCCTTAAGGTTGTGGCCTTCTGCTCGTGCAGAAGCGCGTCCCTTGGCGTTTAACCCGCCAGACGGCGATTTACCTTCAGAACGTGTCCATGCTGCGGTCATACTGCACCCATGAGAAAGTGAGGGGGCTTTTACACCCCCTCGCTAACATTAATCGTGTTCTGGCTCGTACGACTTGTGGCCTTTCGGCTCCATGCCGCGATTTGCCGTGGAGAGTGGGTGCATATTAGCGCCGACTTCGCCACCAGCTTTACGCGCCTTACGGTCTGCACGATGCTTGGCATGTTCGCCATGCATTGCATGTTCCGCATGAACGTGACCACCGCGCTTACGCTTTGCGCGATGTTCAGCCTTTGGATGCTCGTGATGATGCTCTTTGTGCATCATGTTGAGGTGATGAACCTTGCCACCATGCTTGCGCTTGGTGCGGCCACCATGCTTACGCTCTTGTGCTTCGTGTTCCGTTGGCGAATCCTTGCCTTCGTACACGTCCTTAACAGCAGCATCGGCATACTTTTCGCCGTGCGTACCGTCCTGCTCAGACTTAGATGCCTTCTTCATGGCCTATTCCCTTAGAAGTTGTAGTACTGGGTTAAGCCGAACAAGCCAGTCGCTGACTGAACATTGTAGGCTTGTGGTATCTGGCGGAACACATACTTGTTCGTGCCAGTGGACGGCGTAAGATTGACACCCGACGCATTTGCAAGGTCAATCGTGCCACGGACATCGCCCGTTGTAGCGGACGGTGTAGTACGGTCAGCAGGTAAGAACCCATTTGCAGCAAAACCTGTATTAACCGCTGGTGCAGTTTGAGAGTTACCAGAGTTAACAACAACTTCTGCCGAAGAGTCCGAACGGATTGGCAGACCAACGATTGCAGTTGTACCAACGGAATAAGCGTGGGTCGTATCAGCCGTACCGCCCGAAAGCACTACAGACTTAATGTACTTGAACGCCTTCTTACCGTTAACAGCGTTACCTGCCGAAATCGTAATAGCTTCCGACATTGGATATCCGTAGACATCGTAGCCGTTAACCGTTGCGGTTGCGTAGGTAGCACTTGCTGCTGCAGTAACGCTTACTGCACGGCCAACCATTGCCATTGGGTTCCAAAGCCAGATTGATGGCGATTGGATGTTCGTTGGGATTGCGCAAGATTGCACGTTTGGATAGGCCAAAGTAACCGTACCAGACGTGAATGTTACGTTCTGACTTAGCTGATAAGTACCAGTTTGTCCGTTACCAACCGTTGATGAAGTTCCCGTCGTCGTAATCTGCGAACCGATATAGACGCCAGAAGATGCACCAAGGGTTCCGCCCGTTACCGTCGTAGACGATGAAAGGAGAACCATGCCGGGTCCGATTGGCATACCACTGTTTGCCGTAACCGTCAGAATACCGTTCGTTGCCGAAGCGGTGACTGAAGCATAAGCATCAAGTGCAAGAACCGTATCCGTTGCGCCTGTATCCGAACGCGTAAACGTGGACGAATAATAGACGCCAGTAGTAGCGGAGTTAGTTGAAACGAGCGTAAGAGTTGCACTCGTAGGGTTTGCAGAAGCCACAATGGCTGCCGCTGCGTTTGTATATGGAACACCAGTGAAAGAAACAATGTCACTGAAGCCATACCATCCAAAATCTTGCGCTGCCTGTGACTCACCGGGAAGGTAAGTGAATGGAAGACGTGGATCAAGGATGCCGCCCCCCGCATAAAATAGCGAGGAGCCTAAGTCAGGGTTGTAGTCCGATGGTTGCGATGGGTTTTGCCCAAATACAATCAGTGGACCGGAGAATGCTGTATCAGCCATAGTGCCTTCTCCTTACGAGGTTGGGAACGAGCCGTAGATCGCGCGCCAGTTGTAGTAACCAAACGAATAACGCTCGTAGCCCTTGACCAGCAAGTTGTCAGTGACAAAATCGACTTGCATGTCCGTCTCAAACTTGATGCGTTCCATATACGCCAAGCCATCAATGTTGGTGAGGAGGAACCAAGCGTAAGCTGAAGTCAAGAAGTCGTTGACCATATAGCCTTCGCTAAGACCGCCCGCAGTCATCATGATCGCGTTGACGTCGTTGTCCGCAGTACCCGGACGCAATTCAGTCTTCGTGAGACGGATTGCAACTGGTTCCAACTGTGGAGGAACGATTAGTTTACGGCCACGCGCGAAGATTTTCAAGCCAGCCTGATCCTTGAAGTTCGTGCGGACTGCAATCATTGCATTCAGCAAGGTGGCTTCGTTCAAGTCAACCTGAGTCGTTGGCGTGTTAGCAACCGTACCGCCGTCAATAGGATGCGCCGTGGAGCAGAGTGCTACACCGTCACCGCCAACTGCTGCGTTGTAGGTCGTTGCCGTGTTGAGGATGTTCGCGCCATAGATTTCTTTGGTCTGCTGGAAAGATTCCACCAAGCCAAGGTTCGAAGGCATGAACTGGGTCTTGTAGAGGTTGTCGTCAATAGCCTTACGGGTAATTGCGTAACCGAGTGCAATTTCCGTATGCTCTTGGTTCCAAACAAAGCGTTCGCCAGCGTTCGAATCAAAAGCGGTCTGGCCGCCTTCGGTCTTAAGCTGTGCGAGGCCGAGGTAGCGCATTTCTGCGGTACGTTCGAGAGCCATTTTCGACTCATGCTTCGTAAAGATTTTGTCGTACTGAGATGAAATCATCTCGTACTTGCCTTCTACCCCGCGTAAGCCGGGGAGGAGAAGGTCACGGATCTGTGAGAGATTAACAGCCATAGTACCTTACTCCTTAGCTGATGCCAGTTGGGCCAGCGCCGTTGCTGCGTAGCCATTCGTTGTTGAAGCCAACAATGACGTTGCAGTACTGCGAGGTTGGGTCGCCGCCGTTTTGAACACCAACTTGGTAATCAATGACGACGAATGGGAAGGTTGCAGTCGTCGCAAGCGACGAAAGATATGCACCGGAACGACCCGTTGACGTGTTGCCCGTACCAATGGAGAACTGGGCATATTGGCCCTGAACGCCAGAAGTCTGCGTGGAAAGTGTACCCGTGATTGGGAACGATGACGTGCTGGTCTGGACGATGAAACGAGCATTTGGATCATCAATGACGTAAGCTTCTACGTCGCCAGTTGCACCGGAGCCGGGCCAATAGCTGGACCAGACCGTGCGGCCAAGAGATGTGTTGAGGTATTTGCAACCAACAAAAATACCCGCGAGGGTCGTTGAGCCGGGCGAAGCCTGAACAATGTAACCGTTGGCGCTGCTTACCGCTGGCATTACTGGATCGCCAGTGTAGATAGCACCTGAACTTGACGCAATACGGCGTACGGATTGAGCGAACGTAGGCGCACCACCCGCACCACCCTGATACTGCGTAAAGCCAAAATACGCTTGCGTATTAGCCATAGCAATTTTTCCTGAGTGATGAGGTTACTATGCGCCAAGCACTGTTAACCCCGACAAGATAACCCGCCTCCCACAGGGCAGGTTAGAGGCCGCCCTTATTCATTAGGAACGGGCATGGCCTCGTATGATTTCTTTACCTGTGGGCGAACGCGAGCATCCTCGCGGGTCATCGTTCCATCAGGCGTGGTGCTAAGCTGTTGTTCCTTAGAGCGGACTTGATTCCTAGCACGACGCAATTCTATAGCTTTTGCTTCGTCTGTCAACTCCTTAGGACGTTCCATCAAAATCATGCCGTCCCGCTC